ACTAGATAAACACGATCATTCAGAATCACCACTCCGCGTACGTTTGTGTCGTCAATAGTATAGGATACGGAGTCGATCAGCGTACCAGAACTGTCAAATCGACGGATCAGGTTGTTTGTTTTATCGACGCAGATGTATCGTTCGTTTGTTTTGTCATAGGCAAATCCAATACCAAGATCACACGCGTTAGCAAGGGTAATGTCGCTGACTAATGTGACGGTCGTTCCAGCGATACCAGAGTAACGACGAATACGCGTAGTGCTGTCTTTGACCAACAAATAAGAGTTTGTAGAATCTATGCCGCACTGCGCTGAAGTGTTCGGATCCCCACCTACGATAGTTACAGCAGTTCCGTTTTTCTGAATACGATCACCGGCGGTGGCATCGGTCGTCGTCGTCCAAACATCTGAACCACTCATCACGGCCCCTGTAACGGAATTCGTAGCCGAAGTATTTTGATCATAATCATAAAAGAATATCGCAGTTCCAATATCATTTGAACTCTGATAAGTATAAACGACATTGCTGAACGCTCCGATGTCGTAAAAATCAATGCTGACTAATTTCGTAGTCGCGTCATTGAATCCTGTTGCCCTCTCTCGTATATTTGCAGAACTGCTGACGCCTTCTGTAATAGCTAAGTTGATGCTTTTGATCTCGTCCGGATGATAGTGAAGCGCATCAGCATCGCTCGTTGCTCCTCCTGCAAGCGTGTTTTTATTTGCCGAGGTCAAATCAACGCCTTTCTGCGAAACCATCTGCATGTTCGTACCGTCATAGACAACAGTCACTTCTTGTCCACTTTCAATATCATTGGCTTCGAGATCAACGTCGTGGTCTTTTTTGATCGTCTTCGCGCCGATTGAATTGACGTTCAGCGTCGCCGCGCCGGTGTTGGCGAAATTGGACTGGAAACGAAAAACCTGTCCCGCGGCGTAGGCGGTGATACTCGAGTCAATCGACAAAGTATAGGCGTTGGCAGAACCCCCTGACGTTTCATAATCACCTGCGCGGCGAATTGTATCCGTGCGGAGTGTATTATACTCGGAAGCGAGAATGTCGTCCCCGGCGACGACAGGAATTGAAACAAAATCTGTACTCATATTATTTCTTGAGTGTAATTCCTTTTACGCTACGCTGGTAAAGGAGAAACTGGAGGATATTTTGAGAACCCACAGATCGTTGCTGTTTCCACCACCACTCTTCAAAAGCCGCCCGATCGAATCCGGGCATTTCATCGAGGAGTGCCTGGGCTTGTGCGGAGTAGATAATTTCCTGATCCATACTACGAAATGGTCAGTTCACTCTCGACCGTGAGCGTCTCCGTACTCGACTTCACAATCGTCCCTGTAAGGAAGTGCGACAGGAGTTGTCCCGTATTCGCAGTCGCGGTTCCAGCGATATGCCAACCCGCCTCCTCGAAGGTTCCGGTGACTTCCGTCGCAGTATAAAAGTTTGAGAGCGTGGCAACATTCGAAGCCTGTGCCACCGAGGAAGTCGCCTTGCGATAACTCTCGGCTGTCAGTTGGGTATCTCCATTTGCCGGAGAAGTACTCGAAGTTCCAAGTGATCCATAGTTCGCTCCATCATCCGCGTCATAGGTATTATCTCCGGTGATCCATTGAGCAATTACAGCGCGGCCGGCCGTTGGAATGATGTTTGGGACGTATGTATCGAATGTAAGAGTCAAATCGCGCAGATTTTCGTAGAGTTGAGCCAAAAAACGATGCTTCTCGTCTTTTTGAGCCCGTAAAATCGCCCGCAGACGCTTTTTTTCCTCCTGTATAGTACTTGATACCTCTCCGGCATTCAAACGTAAGCTAGCCGCCAAAAACAAAGCATACGTAGCTTTTATACGTCGTTCCTGGTCTTCGGAGAACGCCACAATCTCCTTTTCGAGCTTCCGGGCAAGCGGGTGCCGAATATCACAAAGGGAAAGACGATGCCAGCCTTTGATTCCCGCTCCTTCCGTTTTTTTGATCTTGAGGTCTGTCATATCATCAGCCCCATTGGGCAAGATTCCAGCGCGAATCGGAGGCGTCGGGTTGCCAGACATACGGATCGGTTGTGATGTCTCGCTCCGTCGTAGATTCGCTTGGCGTTACGGTTATTGTAGCACTTTCACTAGCACTCTCGGAAGGGGTGAGCGCATTTGATTCACTGATAGTGATTGTAACCTGTTCTCCGACGATCTGGTCGATAACCTCATCTTCGTCAATCAAGCGTTCAGTAACCTGTTGAGACAGCTTCTGAAAGTACTCGATAATCCCGAAAAGCGTCGAGGCGCAGTCAACGTCAAAAGTCGGGAAGTCCCCATTGTAGCGCGATTTGACGCGCTGAATGACAAAATCATCGTCAATACTCTTATTGGAATCGGTTACATGAATGAGTTGACCACTTTCAAGTCCTTCATAATCGGTTCTGAAACTAACCTCAACGATCGGGTTGGAAAACTGATTGACTTCCGCCAATGCCCGATCTCGAGCAGATTGTGTCGAATCAAGCGACTCATCAGAAATCACTGCGCCATCAAAAATTCCATCTCCACCGATAAGAGCCTTCATCGCAGCGATCGAGGCGGTATCGCTCACGGATACACGAATAGGAACGATCTCGTTGTAGGTGAATAGTAGGTATTCGGTGGAAGTCAAAGTTTCCGTCCCTGAGGATGCACGGATCGACTTCTCCGAAAAGTTCGACATGTAGTCGAAGGTCGTTTCATCATCAAGACCTTCCACACCGACAGTAAGTGTCGTCGCAAACTTTGAGAATGTATCACCGCTCGTTTGCCCACTGACTTCAAGAACAGTGAAGTTATCGGCATCAACAACCGTGATTTCACGCGCTGCACTTCGTGTTCGATTGACGATCCAGTCGCCGGTCGAAAGTCCGTGCGCTGTCGCCGTTACGTTCGTTGTCGTCGTTCCGGCCTCCATAGTATCCGTTGAGGTATTGTCATCAAGATAGATCGATAAATTTTTGAATTGCGATTTCATGATCCATTCACGAATAGCACTGTTACCTTGAACGACTTGGCGATAGAGTGAATCGCTTGTTTTTGTTCCACCGCGAACAATCTGCCTGTTCTTCAGTTGAGCTGTGTCAATGTCGACTTGGAGATCCCAGAAATTATCGGAATCTTCCTCAATCGAAAATGGAGCGTTTTTCGTCTCTTGATCAAAAAAGTTGATATCCTTGTCGTAATCAATGAACCAGTAGTACCCGAGGGAATCCGCAAGCTGATCAATGAAGACGGTCGGCTTCTTGAAGGAAGCTCGTGCATCTTCAAACGTGTTCGTTTCTTCGAAATTGTACATTGTGAATGATCCGTTAGCCGTAATACGAATATCATCGACAAGAATCGAAGTCGTCGCTGTTTCCGTGATAACGACCGCAAGATAATCAATCGCCGTCCAGTCGGGTGTTCCTGTTTCCGTTCCCGTTTCAAGAGGCAAGGAGATGAAATGCCAATCGGTATCAGATTCAGGCGTAAAACTGACAATCGAATAGTTGCTTGAATCTGATCCGACACGGATAGCGATCGTCGTAATGCCGCTTGCACTGGCTCGTTTATACCAAAATGTTATGTTTCCTTTTGTTGGCGCGCCGCTCGATACACCGACGAGATCGGAAAAATCAACAGAGGTTGGTGTAGCAGAAAATGTCGCGGTACCGCCGCTGTTCGTCCACGAAAAAGATACAGAGGACGTTCCCTGAATGAAGTCCGTCGTATCAATTGTTGGATTTGTTCCGTCTCCGCTCTCAATCCATTCCGCCTGGACGGCTGTATCATCGTCATAGTCCATGTCGTCTAGTTCCTTGTTGTAGTTGATTGTCGTATCAAGCGCGTCATTTATGATCTGGCGCGCGTCGTAATCCGTCCACGAATCATTGAGGAGCTTTTTATCAAAGATCTTTGTGAAGTCCGTCGCCGAACATTGATATTCAACATCCGTCAGTAGATGCGGATTTTTGATAAGGACGTAAGTCAGTGTCCCGGCAAAAACTTTTCGGCCAGCCAGTTCTCCTGCGCTATGAGCATTGACGATCGAATCAACGAGGGTAATTGTTACCTGTCCAGCCGTCGTTGATTCTTCAACGGAAGAAATCAAAACGCGCTCCTGTGTGGTTTCTCCAATTCCGATCCATAAAGATTGGTTGGCACGAAACTTGCCGAATGTCAGGATAGAA